TGGTCAACCTGTTCACGCTTCCGATGGCAGTGTACCCCTACTTGGCCGGCAAGCACGGCTATGGGAAAACCATGTCGGCCATGAACCGGGCGCGCAAGCTGTACATGGCGACTGGTACGCGCCGTACGTTGGACACGTTCGAAGGAGTTGAAGGCGGTACAGCATTCGACGGTCCCTCGTTCACCAACATCGATTTCTCCAAACCTGACACGGTGCCTGAGTCATTCAAGAAGTTGGGTGCCGAAGAACTGCGCCGTAACAAAATACTGGTGGATGTAATGAACCAGCAAGGTATGGCGAACGCGACTACTATCTCTGACTTGTTGGAGATGAACACCGCAGGCAACTCAATAACTGACAAAGCCAACTCGGTTATGGGCTATGCGTTTCATCAAGGCGAACGCTTCACCCGTCAAGTTACGATGAAGGCAACATACGATCTTTTACTCGACGAGAAGGCCAAGAGCGGGAAGCCCCTTACCGATGAAGACTACGTAGCTGCAGCGCACGAAGCTGTGCTGGAGACCGAGCACACGAACAGCGGCTCTATGTTGGAGACTGCGCCCAAGATAGCTCAGAACAGCTTGGGTAGTGTGCTGCTGATGTACAAGCGTTTCGGTATTTCTATGGTCTATCTGCAGCTAAAGATGGCCAAGCAAGCGCTCAAGGGCGCTACACCAGAAGAAAGAAAGTACGCCAAGAAACAACTGCTTGGGCTGTTCGCCATGTCCGGTATTCTTTCCGGTATACAGGGCGTGCCTATGATGGGCCTGATAACCGAGCTGGCTAACATGTTCCTACTGGACGATGAAGATGAGGACGCTGACAGTATCCTCGCGTCGTATTTCGGTGAGGGTATGTACTCCGGGTTGGTAAATTCCTTCGGTCTGGACATCGCGCCGCGTATCGGCATGTCGAATCTCATTTTCCGTTCGCTCCCCAACCAAGAGCAGGAAAGTCTGGTTATGCAGGGGATAGAAATGGCCGGCGGTCCAATCGTAGGGATAGCCCAACGCATGCTGGATCAGGGGCTGCCTTTGTTGCAAGAAGGGGAGATAGCGCGCGGTATGGAGAAGATGCTGCCCAGCGTTGCCGCCAACGCCATGAAAGCTGCTCGGTACGCGACAGAAGGTGCTACTACCCTGCGTGGCGACCCGATTACCGAAGACTTCGGCCCCCTTACTATCCTCGGGCAAACCTTGGGCTTCGCCCCGGCTGGCTACACAAGGCAGCTAGAGATCAACGCCCGAGACAAGCGCGTGGACCGTGTGATTACCGAGAACCGTACCAAGCTGCTGCGTAAACGGTACAAGGCAATGCGCGAGAACGATATCGATGAATTCATGGCTATTGAAGAAGACATCGACGAGTTCAACACACGCCATCCTGAAGTGCGCATCACTGCCGACACGAAAGAGCGGTCGGTGCGTCAGCACCGAGTCACGGACGAAGTAGCAAGGATGTTTAACGGCATCACGATAAGTCCGCAGCGGCGTGCGACAGTGATGCGTAGACAGTTGGAAGACCTAGACGAAGGCGAGTTCTTTGAATAAAAAAACCCCCCGATGGTCGGGGGGTAAGTCTCTCTAGGAGCAGTGCGGGACGGAATATACCACATGTAGTAGGTTTGACATAGTCAACCCGCTATATCTTGTACTGCGCTGAAGTCGTTCTGGCTACTGTCATCCCACGTTATCTCTATCGCGTGCTGTACCGGCAGGTTGATCTTGGTCCCCCGGCCCATGCGTATCTTGACGGTCTTAGCCCCGTACTGGGCTTGGAGTTTGTCTTTCAACGCACTGTAGTCCAACTGCTGCTTAGTGCACCAGCTCTTGAATGGTTTAGGTAGTAGGTAGAGCCTACGGGTGTTGAATTCATGCCGCCCCACCCACCGGTTTATGGGCATCGCGTCCGGGTTCACGAACGCGTTGTTGGTCTCGTCGAAGAAGTTACCGTCCTGCCCATTGATTCGGAGTATGCCCCGGACGTTGTCGGCGTAGTACTGCCCGATAACATCTGCCACGTCCATCTCCAAGTCCTTGATTGCTACCTTAACCGACTTCAGTCTTGTCACCAGCCAGTTGCGCAAGTTACTGAGGTTCCACGTTATCAACCCCATCTGCTTGAAGATCAAAGCCCCGGACAATACCGCTGCTGCCTGCCATGCGAAAAACCGATTCTGTACCGTGAGACCTGCCAACTTGTTTATGTCACGCCACATCTTCTCTACTAGCTGCTTCACCTCGGCTTTGTTGTGGATGATGTACTGGATGTACAGGTCACCAACCACACCGTACTGCTCGTCAAACAGCCGATACAACTCCTTACCATCTTCAACTACCTGTTCATCGGTTGGCAGCGGGCGAGCTTGTTCTTCCAGCACGCGCTGGGCCTCACCCTTCGGGGCAGTACGATACTCCGCTATCTTGTCCAGAAAGCCTTGGTTGGCTGAAGTACCCACCAGCGTAGCCCACAGTTCACCTCGCACTCGTTCTGCGTTCTGGCCAGCGTTAGACATCCTGTTCTTCTGCCTACCCTCTACCACCGCGTACGCAAAGTTGCTCAACTCTTTGGCTTCGTAGTTCGATAGCTCATCTACATACACCACCAGATTCTTGTACAACTCCGTACGGTTCCACAGAGAGTTGGTTGTGCCGGAACCAGCCAGTAGGTAGGACTTGGGGTGCCCCCACACTGACGCGCCGCCAAGCTGCCCGGAGGTTTTACCGTGCCCGGAGTTCTCGCTCTTCAAGTGGAAGATACTGCCGGGTATGTTGGGTGCGAAGATCATCAGCGGGGCGCCGAAAGACAGCGCGAACATGTACTGGTGCTCCTCAAAGTTGGGTCGGTCAAAGAACTTCGGTATGCGCTTCCATTCCTCTACGGTGCCCGACTGCTGGAATATGCTGAAGAATTGCTGCGTGCGGGCACCGGGTGGATTCGGCTCTATCCGGTCTACAAAAACCTCCCTGTTTCCTATGACGAAGGACTTCTGGTCGTCGGTCCAACCAAACTGGGTCTTCACCTTCACCACGGGCATAGTGCTTTGCACATGGTGTATCCACCGCTCGACGTACGCCATCAGAAGATCAGGCTTGAGTAGAAACACGTCGTTCAGTCCCATCTCTACTTTGAAGCTCTCCCGGCCTGAAAGTTTCGTACCGGGGATCGTGAACTCCTGTATCCCATCACGCCGGGTATGGTGCCTGAACACATAGCAAGGTCCGAGCAGTGGGTCATGCAACCGCTTGACGATGTACAGGTCTGTGTCGTGCACCTTTATCTCATCAGGGTTGTTGTCCTTGTCTCTTGTCCGTACAAAGACGCCACCGCCTGCGCCACGAAAGTACGGCGCTGGGTAAGACGGTATAGCGACCTTGGCGTTACTGACAGGCGCGGTGTTGCGCGCTTGTGGCTTATCCCCGGTGTCGTCCGGTATGGACTCTACGGACTCAAATGTCTCAGCGGGCCTGTCTGCAACAACGTCCTCCTCGTCTTCAAACACGTCCTGCGGCGGTGCTTCTTTCACCATCATGCACAGCTTTATGGGGGACTTGATCTTGTTGTAGTGCGGACAGCCCTGACACGCAGCCGGGAAATCCTTTTCAAAGGTCGCGCATAAGTGCGGCGCGGTTATTGACTCGGCTACCTTAGCAGTCTCGTTTGGGTTGTACTTTTTGTATCCTTTGGAGATGAGGTGTACTGCTTTGTCGCCTTCTTCACAGTGCTTGGCAATCGAAAGTGCATGCAGCCATTGGGGATAGGACAGGTCGTTTGGATGGTCTATAGCGCGCTGTATCTGCGCGCACCCAGTCCCCGTTATCGTCCTCTCGATGAGCCGCTTGAAAGACTTGGTGTAGTTACCAAGTACCGCCTGCATGTCCTGCTTGTCTTCTTCCGAGTAAGTGCGGATGTTTACAACAGGTATGAGAGTCTCTGGTAGAGAGTCACCCAGCCTGCGCAAGTCGTAGCTAATGTCTAAGGCAGAGAACACCTCGACGTTGCGCGGGGGAATGTCCTTGTAGTTGTGGGTGCCCGGGACACGTAAGATACGCGCCGCGTCCGCAGGTACTGCCTTGTCTATCTCCAGACCACCCGTAATACATGCGGCTTTGAATTTCTCCGCAATAGGCAACCACTCTTCGCGGGAGTAGCTCCGGTCCAGCATCCAATACACATGCACCCCGCGCCCTGAATTGATGATGGCGCTTGGCTTGCTAAACTTAAACTGTCTGCAAAATTCTTGTAGTGCTTTTATCGCAGTAAACTGATCCGCGTAAGGTTTTGATTCGCCGCAGTCCAAATCAAGGTATAACGATTTTAGGTACTCGACGTTGTCGGCCTTTCTGCTGGCGTTAGTTTTGTAAGTCGCCAACGCGAAGTACGCGTCATAACCGTCATCGTCCAAACTTTTTACCGCGTCTACCAACGTGTCTATCGTTTGGTAAAACCGCTGGATAGTCTTGCCGTCCTTGATGCCTACCGCGCAATAGAAACCTTGGCTACTCAACACACTGCTGAGGAATTTTTTAGTATCCATAGTCGCATCGCTAGAGAGAAAAAAGGGGGGATGTGCATCCCCCCACAACCACACCCGTACGGTACAGCTTACTGGTCGTCGAACTGATCCAATAAACTGCTGAGGTTGACGCTAGGCGCGGCAGCCGGGGCGGCTTTCTTTTTATTTTCTCGTACCTTCGGTTCGGGTACTTCGTCATCATCAGAAGGCATATCGAACATGCTGGCCTTCTTCGGTGCAGGTTCTTGCTTAGGTGCAGCAGGCTTGGGGGCTTCCAAGGCAACGGTGTCTTTCGGCTTCACCGTCAACTTCACCAAACGCGCGGTCTCAGGGTCTTTCTGCGCATGGATAGCCACCATCAACTCATCCTCAGTGAGCGGACGTACAGGACGGAAGCAGAGCTTAGGCGTGCTGCTGTTGGTGTCGAAACGAATCTCGGTCAGGATAGCTGCGAGCGGCGACTTGTGCTGACTCAGGAACCGGGCGTATGACTGCATTGCCATGCGTTTTGGGTCGTCACCAAAAATACTAGTTGCCGGCAAATCTAGCTGGTACACAGTGGAGGAGACCACCGCGCCGTCAGCGTCGGCAAGCATGATAGCGATACGTTGACGGTACCGGCATGCCCTGCTCTCGCCTTGCCCGCTACCTTTGATGTTCTGTGGGCAATCAAAGCAAGTAGGCGACTGCCTATCCGACACGATAACGTCTGTAGCAGGACGCCCACTTGAGGTATCGGTAGACCAGCAAGTCGGTGGGTTTGCTTCTCCTGCTACGTACTGTCCAGCGAAATACATGCGCGAAATAGGAGCGGCTTTTACTACGACAGCGAGCAGCTTACGTTCTTCAAGTTCAGCGATCTCTTTGCCGTTGACTACCTTCCGAAACACCCCACCGCGAATACTGATGCGGGAAGTAGAGTTGTACTCCCCACCAACGAGGTTGGTTTCCGGTTCCAGTTGCGAGATGAGGTCTCGGTAGCTGGCGGGCATGTCGTTCATAAGCGTGATATTGCTCATAGAGTTTTTTCCTTAGAGGTCTTTGGTTTCATCTGTGTCAAAATTAAATTCAAGCTGGACCGGCATATTCGGATCGGTGTCGGCAGCGGGGACGGGAGTATCCTCCATAGCCTCGCGGGTCTTCAATGCCTGCAACACTTCCGATACCTGAAACCGGTAGGTGTTACCGATCTTGAGGTACGCGCGCCTCGGGATATGCCCGAGCTTAATCCACTGTCTTACTGTGGATACTTTTACGTGCAGGTGCTCAGCCAGTCGGTTGATGGGCACAAACGCTTCGGGTTCTTGCATTACTTCCTCCGTACGGTGATGGTGTATTCGCTGTCCACATTTAGCCCCGGGGGCAGCTTGTCGGGGTTTTCCTTAAGGAACTCGTTCATGTTTGTTTGATGGATTCGCCGTTCCAGTAGCTCAACGGCGTTGTTATCCACGATGAAGCGGTTCATAGACTCCCAGTCGGAAGTCCAATATTTGTTTTTGACGCTGCGGTAGAACATGCCCGCCGCTGTGCGGACGGATTCGGCACCGGTAGTCTTGCAGTGCTCAAGCAACGCCGCTTTGATAGCGTCGAGCTTTGCGTCGATGGCGAGTTCTTGTTCTTCCAGTTGCCGTTTAATTTCCAGCTTTTGATCGCGGAGTTTTATATAAACGGATACGAGACGGTCCAAGCCGAGAACATCGGCTTCTGTTTTGTCGGTCATTGCACTGTCCTATATTTTTTGGTTTGTAATGGAAGTATATAGCTATTTTAAACTACGTTTCAAGTATTTCATTGTATAAATCTACTATTTTTGAGTGCACGTCTATCCTTTCGTCTAACATGCGGTATATGCGGTACTCCACTGGGGAGCCTTCCAACTGCACTACCGTACAGGGATGCCGCTGTCCCTGCCGGTGCACGCGGGCGTTAGCCTGCGCGTAGGTCTCCAATGAGGCTACCGGCCCCCACCAAACTACCGTGTTAGCGGCTGTTAGCGTCACCCCGTGGGCTGCCGCCTGCGGCTGTATGATGAGCACCCGTGGGTCGCTGGTGTTCTGGAACTGCGAGAACAACTCCGTGCGCTTGGTGACGCTGACATCCCCGGCGATGATCCCGTTGGTTATGCCGTCTTTGGTCAGTTTCTCCGACAACTGCTGGATGGTGTGTTTGAACGGTACAAACACCAGCACTTTCTGACTGGACTCTTCTATGACTTCACACAGCACCTTGTACCGATTCTTGATGTCGAACTCTACTGTCTCGCCGCTGTCGGCGTAGACGGCTCCTGAAGAAATCTGTAGCAGCTTGTTCATCACGATGGCAGCGTTCACTGCAGTGACTTGTTCTCCAGCCGCTGTCGTCACCATGAGATCACGGATCGACTTGTAGTATTTTTTCTGCTGAGCAGTAAGTTCGATTTTGCGTTTTACATACGTCATCTCGGGCAAGTCTAGGCACTGCGCTTTGGTGTAGCGTATGGCCGGTTGCAGTGCGTCATGCACGCTCTTGATCGCAGACGGTTTGGGTACCCACTTAAAGTTAGTAACCCGCATCATCACCATCTCACGCCACGCAGAGAAGAACCGTGGGATTTCTTTAGACCGTACCATCTTGGCCAGACCGAATGCGTCTAGTGGGGACTGTGCCGCCGGGGTACCGGTCATCATCCACAGCCATGTGTCGTGCTCCACGATCTCATACAGCGCCTTCCAACGCTTAGACTGTGGGTTCTTGTAGTGGGTCGCTTCGTCCACGATGATCAAGTCAAACCCAGCACGCTTTATGTCGTCCTGTACTATCTCTATACCGTCGTAGTTGATGACCACAAACTCTGCGCCGCCGTTGATAACGGCCCTACGCTTCTCACGGCTACCATGCGCGATATCAACTGACCGGTGCATGGCGAATGTAAACAGGTCCGCGCGCCATGCGGAGTCCATAATCGACAGCGGGCATATCACTAACACCCGGCGTATCTGTTTCTCCTGCATCAAGAAGTCAGCAGCCCAGATAGCCGAGGCTGTCTTGCCAGTACCTTGCTCGTTGAAGCAAAAGCCTTTGCGGTTCATGGTTAGAAACGCAGCGGTCTTCTTCTGGTGATCAAAAGGTCGGTATTTTCCGGGCCAGTTGTACCGGCCCATGATGGGTGAAGGCACGTCTTTAAGGTTTAGGTTGCGCAGTACGCGCGCTTCATCCACACCCCACTTCACCAATACTTCATGCTCGCCTATCTGTCTGCTCGCAGGGATCGCGGTTGTAATCCTGTTGGGGTCACGTACTTTGAACAGCAACCCTCGGTCTTCTATTACTTTCATATCATCCTTTCTTCTTGTAGTTACGCGAACGGTTCGCGCGCACGCCCTCGATACGGTAGCCGTCTTTGTTGCTACCGCCCTTGCTCAAAGCCCGGTTGTGGCTTACGTCCTTACCCTCTCTGCGGTCGGCCTTGCCGTTGCCGTTGTGGTCCGCTCCTGTCTTGTCCACTTCTCTACGGGCGCGCTGGCGCTCCATGCGGTCGCTGTGCTCCCCGCGTTTTTTCTGCATCTGGTACTCATGCTTGTAAGGTCTTGGCTTGTTCACGTACGGCATATAAGTTCCTCATCGTTTACCGTTATGTGGGCATTCAGTCACTACACAATGTGCCTTACATAACCCAGTAGGGCGCGGGTTCCAGACGTTAGTGGTGTACGCACGTTGCAATGTCCCGTACTCCGCACCCCACTTACGCCACAACTCAGGCTTGTTCTCTATGGTGTAGCTGTCCTTTACCAGCGTTTCGCACACCACAAACAACAAAGCAGCCTTCACTACTTTGATCTCAGGAAAGTGCGCGAACACGCTCAGTGCCATCAACTCCAACTGGCCTTTGTCGGCGTACTTCGCGGACTTCCCTGTCTTGTAATCAAAAACCTTCGCGATGCCTTGGTCAGTGTTGAGCACGATCAAGTCTGCTATGCCCCGGTACCACACATCCGGTGCGTAGAAACCACACGGCTCAAGATTGGACGTAAGTCCCATCTTGTGTTCACACAACTTCTGACCCGGCATGGCCTTCAGCTTGTCGAGCACTTCACCTGCGTACTTGAACCTCGGATCGAGCGTTTCAACTGTGCCTTTAACGTAGTCTTCAGCGGCTTTGTGGAACTCATTACCGTACAGTATGGCTTCAGTAGCAAAGTTCTCTTCGTAGTCCTTCTTTACCTTTAAGTGGTAATACTTCTTAGGGCACTGTATGAACGTCTTTATGCTGCTGAATGACCAGCTTGGGGTTTTGGTTTCCATTTAACACACGCTCCGTAGCTCTTCCCGACCTCAACGTCACCACGAACCGGGAGGTGTTTAGCCCAGTCCGGTACGTATCGCATACAAGCATCAATATAGTTGGCAGCTGCATCGACTTCCTCGTCGCGCACGCAACATACTACAGAATCGTGAACGGTTAGCAATACCCTATACCGCTTGGCTATCTCCAACATCTGGTCCGCTATGACACACCGGGCGATTCCTTGGGTGAGGTTTTCAATAATTTTGCCCCCATAAATACGCTCCCAACCTCTGCGCGTTTTGTAGCTGAATTCCGGGGTCAAGGAGTCTTCAGACACTTTGGCCTTTAGCTCGGGATACCGGATCAACAACCCGGACGGCATGCGGATAGCCTTCTCTTCCGGCACCATGCGGACCACGCCGGCTCTGCCGAGCGTGTATTCTTCTCCACAGTAAAGTCCCTGCAAGGCAGTCTGGGCGTTACGCCATAGCAACGTAATAGCAGGGTGCGCGTCCCGATAGGCTCGGATAATGTGTTGGCTTTCTTCGACCGATATAGCCACACCAAAACCTTTTAGCTGCTCACGGAACCGTACCGCGCCCATGCCGAACCCTGCCCCGAGTATCGTTGACTTACCTATGAACCGGTAGGCATCGGTTACTTCGGATATGGGGATACCGTAAATCTTGGCAGCCATCTGCTTGTACACATCTTCGCCGCGCGTAAACGCCGCCAACAGATCGTTCTGCTCCGCCAACCACGCCAGCACCCTCGCTTCAATCTGCGCCGAGTCCGCTTGGATAATGGTGTATCCCTCGGGTGCCACTATGCACTGCTTGAGCACCTTCGCGTCTTTGCCGCGTGACGGGAGGTTCTGGAGGTTTATCTTGTCATAACCACCCCAACGCCCCGTGTGTGCTGCGTAGTATTTGATGGGAACTGGCATCGTCTTGCCGCGAGTCGCTATGTCGATGAACCGCTCGGTGCGCGTCTCCTCCAGCGTGCTCTTTACCCCAAGCCGCGCCGTTACCAGCATCTGCACGCGGGTATCCTCATGGTCCTGCAGTGCCTTGAAACCTTCGTCGGTCTTGGCGAACGCGAACGTCTCCTTGCCTGTACGCGCGCTGATCTTAGTGGGCGGGACAACGTCCATACCCCGCAACACCTCAGCCAGCTTCGGGTTGGACATGAGGTCGTCTTTGCTTATGCCGCACTCATTGAGGAGATTCTCTTTGCGGTCCTTCAGGGCGTCCAAGTGGTCTGACAACTTAGCCACATCCAGCACCAGCATAGGATCGATGAACATCCGCAAGGTAAGGTCGATGACCTTCAGTTCCTTGTGTGGGAACTTGTGCTTGTTAATGAATATATCAAAAAGAGCATAAGTGAGATTCACGTCATTCATACAGTAGTTGGCATACACGCTGAGTTCCTCAGCGGAAAAGTCAGCCCTGCGCTTACCCTCGGCGCGCACTACCTCATCACCTTTAGTGCCTATACCGTAGGCTTCCGCCAGCGCGGCTAGTGAGCCGCCGGCTTCTACACCGTGGATGGCTCGCGCCATGCAGAGCGTATCGAGGTACATCTTAGGATGTATGCCAAAGCGCCACGCAAGGACGGCCCCATCAAACAAGGTGTTATGCGCAAGCAACGCCGAATTTGCCCAGTCGTAATGCTTGTGCAAATACTGCTTGAGGTCTCCGTGCTCGCCGCTTATCCAGATGGTTTCTTCGCTGTTGCGTTTGATGCCTATCAGTATCTCTTCAAAGTCGGGGCTGCGTACGTACTGCTCTGTAGTTAGCTTCTTGAAGCCGAAGTCTTTACTGTAAAAGGTTTCAAAATCGAGCGTAATTATGTCCATTGGTCTGTTTCCTTTTTGTCCGCAAGCGCATCCATCTCTCTCCAGAAGTCTTGCGTGCTCTGTGGAGGTCTAGCTCCCATGGGCGGGAGTTCTTGCAGGCGGGCCATGAAGGCGGCCCATTCTGTTTCAGTCATGGCGGGTCTCCTTGTAGCTACGCTCGCGGCCAATGGCCTTGGTCCACGCGCCGTCTTTCGGCCAGCAGGCAGTACATAGCCACCCGGCACGGACGGTGCGGTCGTCCTCGTGAGCGAGGACTTCGTCGGCGGGTTTGCCACACAGGTGGCAGTTGTGGGGTAGTGTTGTCTCGCGCATGTTAGAAGCCATAGAGAGAGTTGATGTAGCGGGGCAGGTAGTAGCAGAGCGCCAAGACTACCAGCAGCATCCCTACCGCGCCGAGTTTTTCTTCAGTGGTCATCTTTGTTTTCCTCACGCGGCTCGGTGAATGATGCCCAGTTTGCCTTCGCTGTACTCAGTCGCTACAGGCAGTCCTTCAAGCGTGCGCCATGCTACATATAAGTCAGCGAGGAAACGTTTCACCGCGTAACGCACGGCCATGTTGTGTCGGTGGCCTTTCGTCTTGTCAGCGTGCGCGGGCATGTTCTCCAGCCGGTGCTTGTAGTCGTCGTATATCTTGCGGTACTGGCACTTGGTAGGACTTTGCTTGATGAACGACGACCCCAGCACACCGACCAGCTTGGTCTTCAGGAACGGATTGAAGGTGATGCCCATCTTGGTAGCGGTCTCGCCGTCCTTGTTGATGTACTCGGACTCTTCCAGATGCTCCTTCTTGCGCGAGCGGCCTTTGCCATCTCCTGCTACGTCCAGTCCTGCGTACTTCCACAGGCTCGACGGGTACTGTGCAGCGTGGATGTTGATCTCAGACACGATAACCCCGGCCATGGCAGGACCGACACCGTAGATGCCTTCAAGGAACTCGTTGTAGATCGGGAAGTCTTTCAGAACGTTCTTGAGGCGGCTGAACTGCTTGTCTTCCTGCTGCTCCAGACTGAGGTATTGGTCTACCAGCACCAACTCGGTGTAGCTGCTGATGACTTCGTCGCCTTTGAAGCTCGACTGCCTCGGCAGTGTGGTGACACCATCGGTGATCTTCCTGTAGGACGCACGTAGTGAAGCAAGGATTGTCTTCTCGGCTTCCTCCAGTTCTTCTTCGCTCATGCCGGGCTTCTGGCCTAGCTTCGCTTTGAAGTTCGCAACGATTCGGTTGCCCATCATGATGCGCAACTTCTGGATGTCGTATGCACCGCGTACCATTATTTTAATATCGCTCATTTTAATTGCTCTCGTTTAGGTTGATTGACTCGTTTACTCGCAATGGGTTTCTATTTCAGTCTGACTCGTTTTCACATTTTGGGTTTCTAGGTATTAATGACTCGTTCGTCAGTGTTGGGTTTCTAAGTCCCAATGACTCGTTGAATCTTCATGGGTTTCTTGACAATTTTGACTCGTTCCCTGCTTGTGGGTTTCTTAGCAGACTTGACTCGTTTGGAATCGTTGGGTTTCTCTGGCTCCATGACTCGTTTGGGATCATTGGGTTTCTCAGGTAATCTGACTCGTTCTTTGGGGTTGGTTTTCTACCCATTCCTGACTCGTTTCGCGTGGTTGGATTTCTTACTGGCATTGACTCGTTACTGGAGGCTGGGTTTCTTTCAATCAATGACTCGTTTCGATCTGTAGGGTTACTACATTCTTTTGACTCGTTCCGTTAAGTTGGTTTCATTCACTATATTGACTCGTTTCCTTCTGATGGTTTTCTACTCAGTACTGACTCGTTTGACGATCCCGGGTTTCTCAGTGATTTTGACTCGTTTTTGACTTATGGAGTTCTAAATGTCCATGACTCGTTCTTTCGGGTTGGTTTTCTACTCAGTCTTGACTCGTTTCGAAACTAAGGTTTTCTCCGTTCGGTTGACTCGTTTTGTAATGCTGGGTTTCTCAAACTACATGACTCGTTTCTTTTATCTGGGTTTCTATTCCTCACTGACTCGTTCCGCATGGTTGGATTTCTTACCGGCTTTGACTCGTTATGCCATCTTGGTTTCCTTTGGGCTTTTGACTCGCTTCGGATATCAGGGTTTCTTCAGCACGGCGGCTCTATCTTTATTCGGGTTGATGACGAAGGCGTGCTTGTTGCCTGCTTGGTAGTGCTTGGCGTAAAAGCTCTCGCCCATTTCTGCCTGATATATCTTGCCGCCCTTTTTGAGAAAGGCTTTGACGTGCTTGTCCACGTCCTTCGTCCACTCCGGTTTCTCCCGAACGAAAGAATCAGGAAGGATGAATCGTGTGTCGTCTCTGTTCATTTGGCTTACCCTTTTTTGATTGCTTCTGACAGCTTAGTAAGCTGGCCCGACCTCTCCATCTCGGCAAGAGTAGACATTGCTGCCGCTGCACGTTCCAGCAAATCAACCATGCGCTCAAGGCGGTCAAAGTTTGCGGCCTTCTCAACCTTAGCTAATCCGGCGGCCATAGTGTCTGCTGCGGTGCGCACAGATGAACTGGCTTTCTTAGCACTCTCTGCAAAATTCTCATGCGTCTTTGTAAAAGTATCCAACGCAATGGAGAACCGTTTGGTTGCATCTTGGGTGAGGTCAATCGCTGTTTGTATGTCGTTGTTCATAGGCTTCGTAATACCCTTAAAGTAGGTTTGAATAAAAATCTTCTTTACGATTACCGCTTCAATCGACGCCATAGAGTACTTCGGCCCTTCCTTGTCGTACTTTATTGGGTTAACGCCGAGGTTGCCGAGTTCTCGTTGAATGTCCATGTCACTTGCTCCGCTTCTTGCCGGGCGGTCTACCGCGTCTCGGTTTCGACGGCTCTGGCACAGTGATAACCACCGGCTCGCTCACCTCGTTATATACAAGTTCTAGTATAAGTTGGCAGTAGTGCAGTGCCTTCTCGACATCCGCCTTACCACCCTTGCTCCGGTGCCTCGTGATGTACTTGATCACGTTGCCCTCAAGGTACGACAGGTTGTTCTTGTGGATGTAGTCCACCGGCTGGATCGCCATGTCTTTGTAGTGCTAACCGCCTACTTGTGTGTCTGTTGCGTTCATTTGTTTTTCTCCAGAACTGCGTGCTCGATGTCCACGGCCACTGCGTAGACAGCGGCGTACAGATTAGGGTCGGTGATTGTGACGTTGGACTTGATGATGTCTTCGATCTCTTCAAGCGTAAGGCCGACCCGCTTGCTTATCTCAGTCTCGTGCATACGTGAGTTTTCGTACTCAAGCACATCTTCCAAGCGATAGCGGATAGACCCGCCAAGTTTCATGTACCGAACGCCCTTCTTGAGCGAACGATCACGCTCCAGCGTTGCTTCGCTGATTCTCCACCGGCTGGCAAGCTCAACCTGAGTTATAAATAGCGGATCATTTGTCATGGTTAAACCTCAGCGAGTTTGGGGTATAGGATTCCGATCTCTGTCGGCTGTCGCCAAGCGGTACAACAAGACCTTGTTTGCCATGCTCGTGTTTGAGAAGCGCGTCAATTAAAAAAGTCGCGTGCCCTAATTGGTACGTCAGTTGCATCACCTGATCTCGCAGGGCGTCTAGCTTCTGATCCGTGTCGCGCTCGTTCCAGTATTTCTCGCGTTGTGCCAAGCCTAGTTTGTCGTTCATTTAATTTCCCTCATTTCAATGTTGCCTTCTGTATTAACTGTTAACCATGATTTGCCTTTAGGACGAATGCGCTCGGCCTCCCGCCTCTCTGCCTCTGCGATGGCGGTGCGTAGGATGCGCTCAGTGATAGCCGCTTCGTTATCCGCATGAATCATGCGACCTGCCGAGCAACTTGCTCTGATAACGTCTAAAGACTCTAATGCTAGTTTCATTGCTTCAATGCTCATTTCACACCTCGTTCTCTGATTGCTGCGGCGCATTCCTTCAGGCCATATAAATTGGCTCTTTCACGTTCGTCACACAATCCAGCACACGCCTCCCGCTCTGCTGCTGCGACAAGGGCGGCGAAGCGTTCGATCTGCTCCATCGTGACGGGGACGGTCAGACTCTCCTTAAAGGGCGACCAATCTGGCTTATCTGTCGGTTCTGCCCATTGCGTGTAGATGCCAGACCACCCAGCCTCCCGCATCATGCGGATGATGTCGTCGCGGGTCATGTGTTCTTCTCCTTTAGCTTTGCATCTGCCCAAATTGCACCCTCGTACGCGCTTGGCGGTATTTCTGCTAAGTCCTTGGCTGTAAGCCCGACCCACTGGCGCTGTGCTGCGACAAGGGCGGCGAATGTGGCGAGGCAATCATAGGTAGTCAGTACGATATCGTTTGTGCCACTTGCTTCTTGCGCCATGCGGATGATGTCGTCTCGTGTCATAACCCCAGCCTCCCTTTGATCTCTGCGAGCACCTTGGCCCGCTCGTCTGCTCTGATCTCTTCTTCGCTCAACAGGTGACACGTTTTGTCGTGCCAGCACTCTTCGCAATATCCGTCGATGCCTGCGGTGTACACACTGCATACCGGCGGTGGAGTTTCGTTTGCCCATGTATCTGGGTTGCACTTGCACGTCATGCGCATACTCCTTTAGGACGGTACCGGATGCGGTCGAGGTCCACGCTACGGATGTAGCTGTTAAACCTGCCGATCACTTCTTCTTTGCTATAGCCAAACCATGTCAGTTTGACCAGCCCGTCATCGGACTGGAGCATCCACCATTTGTCGTGAATCTTCTTAAGTACCATTAGTGTTTCACCTCTGTCTCTTCCAACGTGATATCCCAAGTCCCGCTGACGATCTCCATAAGCTCTTGCTTGTCCATGTTGACGTGCATGGCGAAGTCCACCAGCACTGCGGTGAGCGCAGTACCAATAGCCGGTACGGAAAACTCCCCACACGCTTTGCGCAACACCTTGTACAAGATGTCCGCGCCGTTTATGTCTGCAACTTCTTCGGCTTCTATGTGTTCTACCGTGTCGTTCATGTCCTATCTCCTGTCAGATGTCCCAGTCTTTGTGGTCGTTCATAGCTTCGTTGCGGGCATAGCCCGCCATGTATTCATGGTATTCAGGGGTTTCAGGACCAACGGAAATCGATTGGTCGTTGACTATGAAGTGCGGGTGAGGCAATCGCCGGTAGTAGCTGTCCACCATCCCACGGTCTCTGGCGGATTGAACAAACGAAAATAAACTACGCTTAACTGTCGTATTCATGCACTACTCCTTTTGTTTATTATTTGTTTTAACTTACGGTACTACACGATATTGCTAACTGCAAGAATTAAATGACCCGTCTCGTGGGTCAGCCGGTACATGCCTGACTATAGGCCCGGGAGGGGGCCGAGGAGCGTCATCATGTACTGCGGGTGTTTTGCGCACATCCCACCGCCCGCTGGGGAACGGAGAGTCAAAGCTCTCCTGCGTGATTCTCATCCGTACACTGTGACATGAGCACTGCCACAACATCGTCGGCATTGTGCTCGTTCACTATCCATGCTGCGCCGCCTGCGCTGCGTATCAACGTGATCTCTCTGTCCTGCAGCGCGGTCGTCGTGTTCTTACCTGCCTTGCACTCAATCGCGAAAAACATACCCCGGTAGCATCCGACAATGTCAGGTACACCGGACTTGCCGTAACCGCCCGTCATGGGGAAGAAGTAGTACAGGTCGCTGCCCAAACGCTTGAGTGCTTCGACCACTTTCTTCTTCACCTTCTTCTCTGGGGTCATTGCCATTCTTCGTCTCCCACGTACACCCAAAACGTGTACTTATCGATGCGCCTGCCTATGCCCTGTATATCTTCAGTCGGCGGGTCGTAGCTACGCATCATGAGTACTGCCAGCTTGTTGCGTATTTTCTCCGGCAGTGCACTTGCATCGAGCGTAACTTGAGCGCGCGTTTCTCCTATGGTGGGCCAGTTGGGTATGGTGTCTACACGTAAGGTGCCGTCCTCCGACAGCACCTCCATACGCAGTAAGGTATAGCCAGCCAGACTCATACAGTATGGTCCGCGAAAAGCTGATCGCGCTCTTCTTGGGTAGCCACAACCACTAGTGTGGTTTCAAACATCGCTGAATTATCGGAAAAATCTGAGAACTTAACCCCGATACCCGGCAAGCAGCGCGTGTAAAAGAACGTCCCATACACCGGCTCAACAGATTCCGCGTTTACCAGCAACGTGTTTACTCGCCCTTGCAATGAGTACGGTACGGTATGCGCGTCCGTGTCTGGTATGAACCTCCCCATCCCACTCTTAGCGCACACTACGTACGTGCCTTCAAACCCTGCAGGGCGTAGCTGCAAGCGGGTAAACCACAGCACCTCGGTGTTGCCCGCCTCTATCATCCCTTCTCGGGCATTCTGCAACGTAGCCTCGTACTCAGCCAGCGCAGCCTGTGCCTCTGCAGGCATGGGCTTTTGATGTTGACCACCAATAGACGACAGGAAACTTATGAACGCATTTTGGGTTGACGCATTGAACGCCCTTATCTTAGAAAATGCATCGCGCACGGCTTTGTTTGTCTGGTCGATGAATTTGTTACGCAACATACGAATACCATCAGTGGCATAGGAATTCAGCCACGAAGCAAACACTGTCTCCACAGACATGGGCGTAGCAACCAGCGCCGCGTTCACTGCTCGCTCGCCAGATTTAAAGTAAGAAGTTATAAAGCAATACCTGTCCGAAACCCCGGTGATCTTGCGCTTATTCATTCGGTCCATGACCGGGGTAACTACCAAGTATTTATCGTAGTGGTATTTGGTGGGGCCGTACGGATAGTCCACCGGAGGGACTATGAACACTGAGTAGAACTGATCCTGCGCCCTGCGCAGACCAATTGCCATTCGCTGGTCACTATCAACAATAGGGGACCGAATAGTTGCGCAGGCCCGTTCTGCTATCCACCGGGTCGGTGGCACTTTATTCTTGGCACGGGCTTTGTCAGACATTTGTTGCGCCACAACCAACAAATTTTCAAGCTCTACGCTACCTTGTTGGGTAACGGTTTGGCGACTCCACATGGACAGGCGGAATTTCGTCAAGTGCAGCCGCAGATGGTCAACACCCGGGTTTATTACAAACGTGTTTTTGCTAATCGTGTTCATTGCTGTGCTCCTAGTTTGTTGTTACAGGTTGATATGAATTGTCTTGCCCACTGTGGGCCGCGCCTTCTTGTTGTTCAGCACGCACCACAGAACATCTGTATCCCACTGCCCCCAATTGTCATCTAAGCGACCATCGGTCAGCACAATGACCACTGGAGGTTTTATCTGATTGCTCTGCAGGTACCGGGGCACGCACGATACTAACGTCCCGCCGCCGCCCGTTGGCTTGGTGCTTGATGCCAGTTCTGTGAGCGGCGTGTGCTCGCTGCCGTACGTCTCATGCTGCGTTACCTTTGTGTCCCAGTACAGCAGGTGCACCCGGTTCACGGTGACGCACTCCAGCATGCCAACGATCTCGGACATGAACTTGGTCAACTGATCCTGACTGAACGTACTGCCAGACGCATCGACCGCGATCACTAAGTCTTCCACTTCCTCATGCACGCGAGCGGGACGTAGCTCGTTGATCGCCAGATACTTGCGGCTGAGTGTGCGCCATGTTGCGTCATCGCCACCCTTCATCATGACCGACAAGTACTCACTCAGCACCGAACGGTAGTCAACTTCTACCTGCAACAAGTTGCTGATATCGATGCCGTTGCTCAGTGACCCAGTCTTCGCCGCGAGCATGTGTCCCTGCCGTATGGCCTGCTCCAAGTCCTTCGCCAGTGCTGCCTGCTCCGGCTCGGACAACTGCTTGGCTGCTTCCCAGTCGTGCGAGTCGAAGCCGTCCTGTTGCTGCGGCTGGGCCTGCCCGCCTTGGCCTGACTGCTGCTCCTTCTCCTTGCGCAGGATGTTGTACACCTGCACCTCGTCCATGCCACGGAACCGCTCGTCGAATAGACCCAGCGGCTTGCCGTCCTTCATCGGCATCTCGGCAAACTTGTCGGCAGCGTTCTCGTCTACTATCAGCAGGTTGATCACAGAGTCGCAGGCACGGTTGGCGGTTTCGGGGTCTTCGTCGTACATCCACTGCAGGTGAGTCAGATGCCGCAGCAACTTGTGACCGCGTACCTCATGCAGGATCACAAACCGCAGGTAGGAATCTTTCACCAACACCTCGTCCACAAACTTCTTGCCGTAGAACTCGTCGCGGCCATTGGTGGCTGCAGTCGGCAGTGTCTCTTCCACAGAGTACGTGCCAATCAACAGCACCCCGGCAATCGGACGGTACCGCTCGTGCGCCGTGATCTGGGTGTAGCACATGTCTATGCGTTGCAGGGTCGTGAGGTTCGTTTGAAACAACATGCTCGTGCTCCTCGGTCTGGTTGGGTTACTTGAACAGGTGCGCGTTGATGGTCGCCCACTCTTGGTACTCTTTGCAGTGCACGATGGCGTTGAGGCGCGGGTAACCTTTCACCCGGGTGCCGTTGCCGAACAGCCCCTGCGCCACCGTGTCCAGCCGGCGCAGGTACGTCATCCACTGCGGTGCCCATGCGCGCTCGATGGTAGCCAGCACGCGATACACCAGCATGCATACCGCCGTGCCGTTAACCGGGATGCGTGCGTTCAGCGGGTCGTTGGCGATCTCGTCCTTGCTGGGCAAGTCGTTCAACATGCTGATGTACGCCATCAGGTTACCCGCAGCCGCCGGACCAACCGTACCTACCAGCCCAGCGTGCAGTATCTTGTCGGAGAACGCGCGACCTGCGGCCAGTGCGGCATCGCGGCAGTGGAATATGTCGCTGGCACCTTCCATCGAGCGGCCAGTCACGAACGCCACCGGCTTGTTCACGGCGCGGGGGTCGTAGATCATGCCCTGCGTGCGGGTAGCGCACTCCTCTGCACTGGCGAAGTCGGTGAAGGACGTGAACAACTCCGGCGTGTCCTTGGCCCATGACTGCACCAGCGGGTGCACGCCCGCCGAGATCGACCAGCCTAGCCACCGGTGCTGGTCGGGGTTGCGCATCGTCACCACTGTGACGCGGTTGCGGCCATGGGGTAACAACAGGTCACCCAGCCCCTCGACGGCGAGGTTAGTGGTGGAAAATATTATAGAGTCGTCGTGCAGCTTGCTGTTGCCCGGACCTTTGCGCTCGTACAGGACGCGCAGCACGGAATTGAACGCCGAGCGCGGCATCTTGCCGATCTCGTCGAACATCAGGATCACCGGCCCATCCAAGTGCAGGCCCAACTCTTCGTGCGGCACGGTGCGGAACGTCTCCCCGTCCGCGCTGTACTTGATCATGAAGAAGTCACCGCTGTCGGTCTTGGTCGTGCAGTCGATGTACACCCGTGTGTGGTTGGCGAACTCCGGGCGCTTGCCGAGTGCTGGCAGCAGCGAGGACTTGCCCCAGCCCATCGGGCCTTCCACGATGACCGTACGCTTGTGCCCGGTCTCGGCAATAAAGGTTTCGGTGTCGTCGAACTGAAGTGCGAACTGCATGATCTTGTTGCTCATTGCTCTGCTCCTTTTGCAGGTTTTGTTATGGAATTTCCATAACGGGTTTGGTTGGTGCTGCTTGGTACTTCCTACAACAGACTACATTAAACCACATAACACAACGTAAGTCAAACAAACTGAACATCACCAGCCTATGCTGGGGATGCTGTCGATGGCCTTGAGTACATCGTCGATCTTGGCCTTGGTCTCGGCGCGCAGCGTGGCGTTCAGCTTCAACTGCTCGTAAGTCACCCCGTCCAGCACGGCGCGCAACTGCTGGCGTATGTTGTCCATGTCGGTGTCGCCCATCATGCTGTACGTCTGCATCACGTCGAGCACCTCCAGCACGTTGTGCACCAGCGTGTTATGGAACTTGGTCGGCTTGCCGTCCGCCTTGTCGGTCAACTGCTTGGACATGTTATTGAGCGGGGTCACCAGCCGCCGCCACAAGTCGTCGAGCGCGGAGCGCAGTCGTCCGTTCGCGCTCTGCTCGTACAACTCGGCCAGCTCCTTGCGGAGTCCGTCCTCGATGCAGCCGCGCACGTCATTGTCCGGGAACGGACACACGTCGAAGGACCAGTGGAAGCTCTGGTACAACTCAGACACCGAGGGGTACAGGTTCTCGTCGAACGCATCCCCGAGGTCCAACTGCGCCTTGGCAACTTGGGCTGGATACTCCTGCAAGAACGCATCGCGCGCTGCGGCCAGCTTGTTGAAGTAATCACGCACTGCGTTGATGGTATCGATGATGCGCTCGTTGACCAGCATGCGCTCGCCCCGTGCGTAGGCTGTGGTCTGTTTGTCCACCAGCACCCGTAGCTCGTTCATGACTGTCACGTACTCCCGCATGTGGGCGCTGTCTACCAGCTTCTTGTACACCGACAACCGATCCTCCTTGGCGTGCTTGGTAACCGCC